TAACTGCTTGTGCTCCTGATGGTACAATTGCATCATAAAGTGTCATGCTTATGGTGTTCCATTCTGATTTACCTTTTACATAACGCTTAACGTTGATCATATCTAATGGAACTTCTCCATTTGATATTGTAGGTTTATCTGCTGTCTTAATTAAGTATGAAGGAATTCCATCTACTTCCAATATAAACTGATGCTGTTTCTTCGGTTCCCAAGAAAACGCCGTATCAAACATCTCATTTTCAGATGCAAACGACAAATCGGGGTTTAATTGATCTTCTAAAGCCATAATTTTATTCCTTTAATTTTATTATAAATATCATTAAACAAGAAAAAAGGCAGACCGAAGCCTGCCTTTATCATAAAATATTTACTATTCCGGGAAACTTGCTCCGGTTGGTTGTATATTGAAATCTAATATAATAAACTCTGCTGTCCTTGTTGGTTGAAGGAATAATTGACCATACAATATGTTTTGATCAATTACATCTGGAGTATTATTTGTTTGATCCATTACAACTCGGAATGCAAATAATCCTTGTTGTGCTTTTACTTGTTCTAAATATGGATTAACAATGCTTAAGAATCTTGTTCTTGTTGCTGCAGTGTTTTGTTCAAATACTAAGAACTTAGTTGACGATGCAATAAACTTCTTAACTGCAATAAGCAAACGTCGAACATTTACACGATCTAATGCACTTGGACGAGCCTGAAGTGTCTTCTGACCCCAAATAACAACTCCTTCATTTACGAAATTTGCTATAGGATTAACACGTGCTTCATATAAATCATCTCTATCAGCTTGAAGTAGTCTTACATATGTATCTGAAACTGTTGTTAAACCTCCTCTATTCAAACCTGCGGGTGCATACCATGGTTGACTGACAGCATCATTGAATGACAATGCTCCTGGGACAACTACTGATGGTGGTACCCAAACTGGCACATTGTTAGATGGATTAGTTATTCTTACCCATGGCCAATACGTTGCAGTGTAATTGCTATCGATAGTAGTAACCTGATTAACGACGGTAGATATATTATCAGTTAATGGATTAGAATCCATCACATAGAATGTGTCTTGTCGGTCTTCTGCTAACAATCTTGCTGCATTTGTTACTGATGAATGAAGACTATCAATAATACCTGGTGTTATCAACATGTTCATATCATAATAATCAGTGTTACCTAATACTGCGAATGCTTTATCGTAAGCAGCAGTACCAGTACTGGTTGATGTAGAACAATCAAATCCAAATGTATTCGTTGATGCAATATTTGTTCCTGAATATTTTGGTAGATTAGGACGAGCTCCGTCAAAACCTCCTTGGAATGGAACAATAAACTTACGAGTAGAAATTGCAACGTTATCAGAAATTGTTCCTGCAATTAATGCAGATTCAATTGATCCAGAATATGGTGTAGATGTTGGAAATCCAGCTTGTGCATCTTGCGAAACATCTCCTAAGTAAAAATCTGTATTGCTACCATTAGTAGAACCAGATGATGGAGTTGGTGCTAAATAAACTAGATTAGGCGCTGAAGTAAAATCAAATCCTAAATAATTGTTTTTATTGTAATTTGATGTTACTACTTGTGATGTTCGATATGTTGCTGCAGATAAATTCAATGATCCTGATGCATTTGCTATTGGACTAGAAACTGCTTTAAAACCAAATGGTATTAATGACGAATCATTTGCTCCAGTAGATACACTAGAATCTACTTGTACTCTGATATAGCTGGATTGATTAGGATAATCTCCACTAATTAATACACGATTATCTGCATCTACATACTGATAACGATCTCCAATTACTCTAGCAATATATCTTGGAGAATTTGGATCTAAATTAACATTTAAGAATGTTTCAACTATATCTGGTTTTGTATCTGTGTCTTGCGATGAATATGGTGAATTTGCAATATTTGTTGTGTTTACTCTGCGCACTTCTACAGTAAAAGTACCGTAACCGTTTGGATCAGAAACTTCGTCTGCAGTTTTTATATCTCTAATTCCAACTTTTACTTCGTGATTAACTGATGTACCATGAGATAGTGTGTGAAATTTAATAAGATTTTTTGTTGTGCTTCCAATTTTTTGCGATGTAATCCATGGCGTAGCTGCTGTATTATAATCAGTTAAATATTCATAATTTCCAATTAATGCTAATTCTACGGTAACGTCTGCGAGGTTTGCAAACAATGAACTTGCTGATTTATTTTCATATTGAACATATACTGGATAATCATTTGATTTTGGAGAATTTCCAAATACTTTAGTTAAGTAATCATTATCTCTTAACTTAATTGAAGCAGAAATAGAAGCACCTTCAGTAACTAAGAAATCACCATCAAATCCAATTGCATTGTTTGCTGCAGCGACATATGAACCGGATATTTTCAATTCAAATGACCCAGATTCATCATAATTTAGTACTGAATCTTCGAATAGTGCTGTCGCTCCTGTTGTGGTTACGGCTTGGGTTGGATGAAGCACATGGGTTACTACCTCTACTGAACCTGATTTAGCTACGATTGCCATAGCTCCGTTTGTTAAATAGTAACCATCTTCATATAAAAGACGTGTTACTGTTATTACATTTCCATTTCTCAAATAGTCTTGAACTACAAATGGAACATATGATTCATCGGTATAAGGACCAAATATTTGTTGAAATTCACTAAATGATGTTACTTGAGTTGGGACTAGTGCTGGACCTTTTACTGTTGGTCCGATGATTGCAGCACCTATCTGTGCTACTCCGCCGGCTAAGAATGATTGGTCAACTTCATTCGTAAACACGCCAGGCGAGACAATTCTTTCTGCCATTATGATACTCCTATGATATTTTTATTTATAAATATAGTGTAATATGTCTAAACCGATTCTTGTTCCGTAAATGTACCAGTTTCGATATTGATCTGACCTTCGCCGTAACGTTCTCTCATTTTGGTAACTAGTTCTTGTTCTTGCTGACGAAGCGTTAAAAATGTTGCATATCGGTTTGATTTTTCTGAAGCTAATGCATCTAAACGTTCTTGTGTTGCAAGTATTTCTAGTTCAATATTTCCTAGAGCAGTAACATTTTCTGCAAACTCGCTTCTTATTTTATTAATTGATTCTAAATGCTCTTTATCCAGTTTTTTAGTTGTCATTGATAACCTTTTTTCTTTTATTATATAAAATACATTTTAACAATCAAACCAATACCACATCTTTTCTACCATCATTCCAATATCCAGATCCACCGTAGTTAATGCATATTTCTTCTTCTGACTGTATTGCTCTAATTGCTACAAAACGGAAAGCTTTTTGGTCTGCAACATCCACCCAAGTAGCATTTGGATTGAATCCGCAGTGATTATATAAAGAACCATATCCCCACGCAACTACAAAGTCTTCATTTCCATTGTGTCTATGTTCTCTTGGCCATGAAAATCTATAATTGAAAAATGGATCTTCATTTTTATTGCTAGGAGTTTTACCTAAAGACATTAAAGGGCATATTTCTATTGTTTCTCCTTCTGCAATCGATTCTCTTGCAAAGACACCTAACCCTTTACCTTCAATAGGCTTTACATATATTTTGGTTGGAGGATAATACATTAGCCTTGTTTACGTTCGAATCCGTATGCAATTATGTTGAATGTAGCATTAGAACCCAAACCAGTTGATAGATTATCATTAACTTCTAATACTAATCGGTTATTTGTGTTTCTAGCTAATTTTAATCCGTATTGAAAACCAAATACGTTTTGAAAATTTAGTATCGGAAGAATACCATCTGCAGGTGTTGAACCTTTACCTGATGTTCCTTCTATACTAGGTGCAATGAAAGGTCCTAATGAAGGATCAGCAAATGCAGGAACACCTTGACATAAACGAATAAAATCAAAGTTACTTTGTAGTTCAGTTCCAATGTTTACTTCTCCATTCAAATCTTCATAATACAAACGACATCCATTTGTAAGGAGTGCTCCACTACCAGCAAAATCATTCCCTAATGAAATTCCTGCACCTCCTATAATAAAAGATAAACTTGTTATGTAGATATCTTTCTCAGGTTGACCTTGAATATAAAATAGTTGTGAAGTTGTAGATCCATCAACTGTCATTTCAGATGTTGTTCCATCTCCATTCAACGTTAGAAACTGACGATATATTAATTGTATATCTCGGTTATCGTCAGGAGGGAATGGGGCAGGTTGTACAAACAAGTATCCACCTGGATCGACTATAGCATTCTTGCCTGTTCCTTCTCCGTCTTGTATGGTTGTTCTTCTACTCATTAATACTTCTCTTCATAAACAATTGAACGAGCTCCAAATTGTACCGGCATTGATGTGTTTCCAGTAGGTGGGGTAATAGATACACCCCATGAGTTACCTTTTTGTAAAACTAGGTTTGCAGGAATAACATTGTATTGTCCTACTGGTACATATAAAGTTGCTACCAATGTTCCTCCTACAAATGCTGCTCCTTGTGCTCCATATTGTAGAGTCCCATCTAATGTGTTGGATGATCCAAAGTTTTGGTTAAGAGCGGTAGTTGCAGTTGGTGTATCCAATGAAGTTGGATTCTTGTAGAAGTTTACTGCATACATGGTTGGTGATCCGTTTGTTGTAGTGGCAGTAGTAAAAAAGTTTTCTACAATTAAAGGATCGTCTTCGTTATGGTCATAAAAGAATATAGCACTCTCTGCAGCATTAGTTAATGTTACTAACGGAGTGCCTAAAAAGTATGCCTCTCCTT